TGCTTCTCTTGATACTAAGTTAAGTTGAAAGGTTTCTCTTTGAGACTGACTTAAAACATTACTAATACTTGAAACATAGAGATAGTCTTTTGGTTTAGAAAAATCTAGTCCTTTGTTTGTAGCAGAGTTGCCGTTTATTTTCATCGACAACCTTTCACCACCTCTCAAAGGAAGACCATTGTATATTGTTGAAGGTTCTCCGTTTTTATCTGGAATACTTCCACCAGTATCCATTACAATAATCTTTGCTGTAATAGTTGGTGAGAAAATATCCTCATAATAATCAATAGAATATGTCCCACCTCTAATGTCAGCCGTCTTTGACTTATCGTTTGATTCTAATGTTAGTGTCTGAAACTCTGATGTTTTTGTTGACATTAGGTATAAGCGAGCTCCGTCAATACTCTATGTTTGATAAGACTATTTAACCCAACACCAGCGATGATAATAGTTCCGCCGCTGCCACCAATCATCATTGGATTTTGTTGCATCGATTGTGGAGCAGCAACTACCAATGTCTTTCCTTGTCTTTCTGGTGTAATACCACTAGATATTGCTGTCGATCTTCCAGTGGATGAAACCTGAGCAATTGTATTTCCTTTTCCAGGAACAGCAAAAGAAGAACTATTGGGGTTATTTGTGAATAGTAGATATGGAACATATGGAGAAGGATCAGCATCACTTCCATATTCACTACTATTATATGTTGTAGTATATTCAAAGTGAAGGTGTGGACCACTAGACTTTCCAGTACTTCCAACCTGAGCAAATGATGTCCCTGCTGCAAGTTTTGCAAACGTTTGTGGTTTGCTTGCAAGGTGTGCGAAACGAAGTTGGACATTCAGTGAAGGAACCCAAACATCAAGTACATGTCCATATCCAGTTCCAGGACCGTTGGGGAAGTCTGCTTTATAACCAACCCACTCACAGTCAACTCTCAATGCCATCCAGGTTCCTGAGGGTGCAGCGATGTCAATACCACCATGCTTTCCACCCCTAGAACCATAAACGTCAGTTACCTCTATATTACTGACACCTCTACCAAGAGACTGTGTTAGAACATCACCCGCTACAAATGGTCTAGTTCCTAACTGCCCTAATGGTTGTGGTCCAGTAATTCCTGATGTAGCACCCATATTGGGAACAGGAGCAGGAGCGTTGCTCTTGCCGAGATATGCACTACCTTTATTGAATCCAAATGTCTGACCATGCCTGGTGGTGTCTTGGGTCATGTCA